AAGATTTCCATCCATCTCCAAACCAACATTGCCTGTGCTTGAGGTTGCCCCCTCTACAAAAGTAATTAGGTTTTCTTCGTTAGTGCTTTCGTTGTCAGTTACTAAAACATGAGCAGAGTTTGTTGCGCTTGTAACTGTTGTTCCTGCAATAACTGTATCTAAAGCTGTACCATTAACTGTTATTGCATCGGCCTCTAAAGTTCCATCTATGTCTGCGTCACCAGATATGTCTAGTGATCCACCATCTATTTCTCCAGATGCTGTAATTGCATTATCTTTTATAAGAACTCCATCAATGGTTACACCAGAGCCAGAAGTGGTTTCTGCAATAGTGTTAGTGGTTATAGACTGACCATTGCTAACAACAATGTTTGTAGATCCAGTAGTGTTACCGTTAGCAAGAACTTCAGCCAAAGTATCGGAAGTTCCAACCTGAGCATCAACGTAAGCAGTGGTAGCCACCTTAGTAGAGTTATCACCAGAGCTTTGAGTAGTTCCCGTTACGCCGTCAGCTAATGTTCCAGAAAGAGATGTTACGGCAACTTGCCCACCTGATCCGTACACAACGGCTTTTGAGTTTACTACAGTGTTTGCAGTAGAACCATCTAAAAGATTTATTTCAGCAGCGGTAGAAGTAACTCCATCCAAAATATTTAGTTCAGCGGCAGTAGAAGTAACTCCATCAAGAATATTTAATTCGGCTGCGGTAGAGGTAACTGTTGTTCCATCAATTGATAAAGCGTCGGTTTCAAGAGTTCCATCAATATCAGCATTGCCGCTGACATCAAGACTACCAGCATCTAGCTCACCGGTAAGCGTTATGTTCCGCAAGCTAGCAATGTCCTTGTTGCTGTCTACGACTACTCCTTTACTTGCCGTTATTGTTCCTGCAGTAACACCATCAAGTACATTTAATTCAGCAGCGGTTGTTGTTACCGCTGTTCCACCAATAAGCAACTTGTCTTTTACAACATCAACGGTAGCGCCACCAGCAGTTAGTAATTTGTCTGCACTAGCATCAAACTGAATGTATGCTCCAGAGGTATCGCCAAAAAACTTAACATCATGTCCTGTGTCATTTACGCCTACGGTAACGGTGCCGTCAACTTGTACATTTCCATCAACATCTACAGCATCTAAATTAGTGGTTCCATCTACATCAATATTTCCAGATACTGAAACATTTCCGCTAGAATCCCAAGACGGACCACCTGTGCTAATTTTTGCAGGAGTTATACCAGCGTCTTTAACAATTATTGCACCAGAGCTAATGGCAGTTGTAGAGTCATCTACTGCACCACTATCAAAAGTTGCTGAGTTGATTGATGCATTTAGTTTAGTTGATGTAACTTGATCGCCTGTACTAAAAGAGTTTCCAGTAATAAGTTTATTTGCCATTATATTGCTTCGTTTGTACTTCTAAAGGTTTTGCTACCACTAATTTTAACTGCTCTTATTTTTGGTCTACCTTGAGTGCTTTCCAATTTAAATTGAATACTGTATGCCCTATTTGGTCCAAACCTTCCCCTAATTGAGATATCCTCTCCGCTAGCAAGCACTCCTTTATGAAAAGACTCTATGGACCCTAATGCTATTGTACCATCAATGTTCTCTGTAATAGCAGATAGTGTAGCGTTTGAATTTGCACTAGCACTAGATTCAACATGCAAATCCCAAAGTTTCCATTTTTTACGATCTAGGTCATCTCCATGTATTGCTCTAGTCTTTGCAACTCCCTTAATCGAAACAGAAGTTAGGCTTCCTCCAATTTGAGTAATAATGTTATCACTCCCAGCATCTAAAGCGTCTAACCTGTGAATTCCGCCATTTTGATTTACGGCATACACCCCACGGTTATTTCCATCTCCTGCTACAAGAATGTCTCTGTAATCCCATTTAGAGTCATCAACCGTATCTATGCTTTCCCATTCTTTGTTTAAAAAATTAAATATAAAAACAGCATTGTTTTCAGAAGATCCATCAATAGGAGCGGCTAAATAATATCTGTTATCAAAGTAAACTGATTTTACTTTTTCAACAGCGTCTTGATTAATTCTCTTTATGGAAGAATTAATTGATTCGCTAAGGGGAATATCTTGACCTCTTAAATTGTAAAGATCTTTAAAGTCTAATGCGTATACTCCATTGTCCGATAAAAACATTAATTTATTTCCAATTTGCTGAATTGAAGATCTAGCAATACAGCCTAAATCGCTACTCAGTAAAGTTGTTTGAGCTTCTTTTAAATCCAATGAATTGCTTACTACAAAAATACTTTCTCGATTTAAAACAACAAGTTGGTCATCAGAAAAACTATGAACCCCAACTACAAAATCTGATTTCTTAGACATGAATTTAAACTGCCCATAGATGTAATCAAATACATCAGAATCGCTAACTAGAGAAAATAAAAGTTCATCTCTAACTTTCCGATCTGTTATCGTTGGGCTCCCCGAAGATCCAGTCATCGTATAGTTAAATGGAACAACCATTCTTTTTTGATGAACAACTGCAAACGGAGGAGCGGGACTATGAGTAAATCCCATTCCCTGAGATATAGCCTGGGTCCATTTTGTGTCGCTTATGCTGCCCAAGTTTGGAGACGTAACAGAAAAGAAAAATATACTACTTGATCCAACTTCAGATACAGAAAACTCATCATTTTTTGACAAACCACTAGACCCGACACTAGTCAAAACAACTTTATCGCCAACACTTAATCCGTGAGTAGATGGAGTTGATACCGTTACTTTCCCAACTCCATTGGTTATCTCAAAAGCAGTTACCGAAAATGATACAGGCTGAGTAAAATCTCCATTAGGAACATTTGTAAATGCCGGTGTTCCAGTAAAGTCACCGTCCCACTCCATTGCGGTGACACCGTCTTGATGGATATACACCTTATTATCAAACTGGATCATATCAACATCTTGGGATATGGTTACTCCAGTCGGGTACGCAATGCTGCTTGTTGCGTTTGTGCTTAGGTTAAATGCGGTAGCACTTGTGTTTCCGGCAACTAAAATGTATGAAGCATTGTTATTTGCGTCATCATAAAAAGACATAGAACCATATATTTTAACAATGGCATTGTCATCTAAATGGGCAGATCCAACCGTAGCAGTTCCACCTGCTGTTCCAGTTGCTCCAGTCTCAGCAATAGTTAAAGCTGTTGCACTAGTTACGGTTGCAATTTTATTGCCGTTTGGATCGGGGGTTACTCCAGTAATTCCGCTTACATTAACTAGAGTTTGATCTGTAATTCCGTGAGCAGATGAAAAATTAATAGTAATAACACCAGTAGATGGGCCAGAAAGACTACTGCTAGTTACATTTGCATATAAATTAAATGGAAGAACAAAGTTAGGGATTGCGAATGGTGCTAACTTAATCTGAATAGCCTTTCTAGTTTGCCACTCTCCACCCAAATCACATCTTCCATTAAGAGACTCTTCAAGCACTCCGCTAGGAAGTTGGTCTGGTCTTAGTCGATTGTTAAACCCTTTAAATCCAGACTCTATGTCCTTTATTGGACGATCATCTAGTTTTCCGTATTGTTCGTACCTATCCATTTAACAATTGTGACAAATAATGTCCAGTTTTTGTAACAAAAAAGTGGACAGATTTTTTATTTCCTATTTAACTTGTGAACTTCCAAAATAGAAACCTAGTAGAGCCAGCATCCCTTGCCTTACTTCAGGCAATAATACAAAGCCCTCTAAATGTTTCCACTTATCTGATCCGATTCCTAAAAATTTAAATATACCCAGTTTGTTTGCCTCCACCGTTACTGGTATGTCAAAGAATGCCATGATGAAGGGAGCAAATACCACCGAAAAAAGGATACACATGGCAATGAGTTTACGCACCCATGCTCCGCTTTCTCCTGATCGTTCTGCTGCTCTGTCTGCTGAAGCATCCGAAACCCCCTGCTTCTGAATCATGGACTTAATGGCATTGGCTTGGATGTTCATTTGGGCCGAGATTAGTTTCATTACAAATCCCGTGACCCCTCCTCCAAGCATTGCCACTAGCTCACCACTCATCGCTTTCTTAATTCTACTATTGTTTTATATACCCAAAGACCCATGTACGCAATGGTACACACCGAAGCGAGAATAGACATTACCTCGCTAACACCTTGAAAAGATACAGCAAGTATTGACCCTGCCGTCCCAATTCCAAGTTTGTTTATTTCGGGGTGCATTACACAAATTGTGAAACGTGAACTATTGAAGCACCAGATACACCTAGAAATTTAGCAGCCTTAGCAGCTTGAAAGCTAAGGGTAATGAGTCCCTTCTCTTTTAGAAGAAGATGACCATTAGATGCGGTAGGGACGCTACCATCAAATGTAACAATGACATTATTGTCTTGTACATCGATCATTACGTATTTTGTGTCGCTGTCAAAAGCAGCAAAAGAAACACCAGATCCTGTTGTGGCACAGGATAGGTTTTCCCCAGCAACCGTTGAGTTTGGGTGAGGATATAGGTTTGTGACTAAACTATTCATTTATCGTGATTGTCGGTTTACGTGTGTGTTAATTCTTGTGTTAAGAGCGTTTATGTTAGCTACTGATTCAGCCTTCTCTAGTTCAGTATCTAAATACTGTTTAGCAATATTTTCTTCGGTAATAGCTTTTTCTAGCTGTCCATCCATTCTTAAAAAGTCTGCATATGTAGCGTGTCCCATAAAATGAAAAAACTCAATTGGAACCAGTTGGGTTCCCAGTTCTCCATCGTAGTCTAACGTAGTCAAATCAGTTAAAACCTTTTTGTATGTTACATATACGGTGGTGCTGTCTGTAGGGACTAAATTCTCAACATGAGCACCATTTGAATCAACAAAGAAATCAAATTCTATTGTTGAATTTCTAAGAAAAGGCTCAAGTCTATGTATTCTCATAAACTGAGCAATTTCGTTAAGAGATCCTTCAGTGTATGGAACAACTGAAGAGGAAATTGCCCTAGCCTCCCCAACCGTTAAGTATCTAGGCCAAATATCTGATGTTTGATATGCTTCGTAAAATCTACGATTAGCCATACTAAGCAAAAAATCACGCTCAGTAGATGTAAAATTATCTGTTCCTGCTAGTGCAGAAATTAAATCGTATAAAGATTTATTAGTTTTAAATTGCATTAGGAGAAAGATGTGGAAATCTTTTTTGGTAATCTTTTAAAAACTCTACACTGTGTACTTCTTCTTGTCCGTATTTTTGAGTTAATCTAAAAAACGTTCGAGGGTCAAAACTGGCAATTGGGCGACCAAGAACAGGATGCTCAACTCCTACGTTTTCTTTTGCTTCTTTAGCAACAGCAGCTTCCCTAGCGTCTTCGGTTTCGCGTTCTAGCTTAAATCCGTTTTTAATTTCACGCATAAACGCTCGATTAATTTCGCCGTCAGAATAAGTAGGTAGCTTTGTAATTATTTCCATTATCTAGGGTTTTAATAAATTTTATAAAAAAAAGGGAGGCCAGAACCGGCCTGACCTCCCTTTGAATAATTTTATTTAAAAGAATTATTAACTGTGCAATTTACCAGCGGTTGGGTAATAAGCTACAAGGATTCTAAATTTACCTTTAGTAGCGTTTCCAAAACCATTGCCGGTTCCATTGGAGTCAATATTTACTGCACTTACAAGATGAGAAGTAGAGGTTGCTCCATTTAGAAGAGCCCCAGTGTTCTCATAGATAAGATTAGCAGTGTCGCCCGTGAAGCAGTTTACTTCGGCAACAAAACCATTGTCGTCCCCATCATCGCCAAGTGCAATAGTAGCATCGCTGACAGCACTACCAGTGCTAACATCAGCAGTTACTAGTTCGTCAACAATAATTGCTGCTTTAGCAATAACTCCAGCCATTGCGGCTTCGCCAACCTGAACAGCGGTCGTTTGTGACCCTGTTGAAGCTGACAATTCCGAAGCATCAAGTGACGCTTCGTGGGTATAGCCCAATGCTAATGTTTGGATGTCGCCAATTTGTTTTAGTTCGATAGCCATTTTAATGTACCTCCTGTAGTTTAGCTAAGAGCCGTGATTTTGCCAAAAGCACCTGGGTGCTTTACGCAAAGGGTGAGGGTTGAGTCAACTATTCCGCGTTCACCACCGCCAAGATTTGGCAAGCGAGTAGAACCAGTTGGAATAAGTTCTGCAACAGACATGTACTCGGGCTGCATCAAATATCCGGTATCCTTGTTGGTCGTATCAGGAGCACAATCAGGATTCATGTTTACAATCGAAACAACTCCGTGATCTGATTGATAAAGCTCAACACTGAGCTTAATTTGAGCAGATCCACCGTTGTAGTTTACATTGCGGATAGAAGTTCCAGCGGCATCACCATCTGGATCAAGGCGAGCAAAGTCGCTAATAACGCGACGTAGGGCCGTATCGGCAACTAGAGTCAGGTTGTTTGATCCACCATTTACGCGGTAAATGGAAGTAATGAGGTTGTTAAGCACTGTTTCAGTAAACGTTCCAGTAGCGTGAATGGAAGCCGCAGGAGTGCGGTAATCAGCTGGAACGTCAGACGGTCCAGAAGAATCAATCCAGTCACCCAAGCCACGAAGCTTGTAAACTGTTCCAGCACCATCTTCGGCACTACGGTCATTAGTAGAACAAAGAGTTGCTTCGATGTCTCTCTTGAGTTCTCGAAGTGCCTTTGCTTCTGCTTGAGCAGTCTTTGCAGGGCCTACGGATTCAACTGCGTCTTGAAGATCCGAGACCATGTAGTCTCTGCGAAACTTTTGAACGTAGTTGCCGAGGCGAGCGCGACCACTGAATTTATCCGAAAATGCAGTAACGTCAGAACCTTCAGCAGTTCCGGCGGTGCTAGGAGCGTCGAGTGAATCAACGGTCCATTCTACGAATGTTGCGTTTGCCTGCGTTTTAGAAGCAGACGAAAGGACGGGAGTCTCTTCGGGGGCCAAGATAGTCAAAATATCTGTTAGGTCCTCACGATTAGAAACCGCCGCTCCTGGGTTTGTTGTGTCGTATGTTGGTGAAAAAGCCATTATGTTGTTTAGCTAAGTTTAAGTTATACTAGCCTTGATGCTAGCTGTTTGGTTCTCATTTGAATAAAATCATCGTTGGTTCCGCTAGATTTGAATCTCGCTCCTAGGTCTTTTAAGGCCTTGGAGGATCTGTTCTCTTGTTTTTCAGACTTGGCTGAAGTGGTTAGTGGGCTGGGAGGTTTGATCTTTGCCTTTTTGGCAGTATCTTTTATTACCCTCCTGTTGTACATGCTGTCTACAGCATGAGCTAGAATATATGGCATTTGAGCACCAACCTTCGGTGAGTCCTTGTAGAACTTTTGAAGATCTGGATTTCCAGCGATTTCCATAAAACGATTTCTCATCGTTTCGTCACCCCCATCTTTAAGCCAATCAAATTCTTCGATTGCTCTACGGCCAAAATCTGATTTAATTTTAGCTGAATGCTCTATCGTTTGAATTTTTTTTAATTGGCTAGGGAGAAATGAATCTCTGGACTTGCGAGCATTTTTTAAAGCCGAGCGAACCTCAGCCTTTGTCATGCCTTTGCCTTCTACCTCTGCTACTTCTGCATTAGGTCCATATTCGTCGGACTCAAAAAGGATGTCTTCAGCCCACTCGATAACGTCATTTATCTCGTTGGCTTTTTCCCTTAATGTTTCAATATCGCTTATGTCGTCAAAAGGATTGTTTTTAATATCCTTTTGTGGACTTAACGGATTGTTTTTAAGAGAATCCTCTAATTCTGCAAGTCGCTCCTCGGCTCCTTTGGCTCGCTTAGTCAGTTCGCCAAAACGGTCTACTGCTCTGCTGCCAAGTGCTTTGGATAGCTCCTTGATTTCGCCCTCGGACATTTCATCCAAGTTGAACTGTGAAAGAACATCTGGCGTTTCAGCTGCGGGAGCCTCTTCACCTGATTCTGGAGATTCCTCAGACTCTTCCCCTTCTACCGGTTCTACGGCTTCTGGTTCTACCTGAGGTTTTTCCAAGCGTTGGATTGCAAAATCCTCTGCTGATATATTAGTTGGTTCCGCAAGATTTGGTTCAGCCTCTGCTGGGGCTTCGATGATTTCTTCTGACATAATTACTCCACTCATTTACGCCGAGCGACGGCTAAGACGAAGTATATCACATCTTTTTATTGAAGAATCTCTTTCCAACGAATCCTTACCGTTCCCCAGTTTCCTAGGTCTAAGGCATCATCTATTGCTATAATTTGACCACTAATTTGCTGGAGTCTTTCAGTTCCAGCATTACGCATTTCTTGTATGCAATCTTGTTTGACAAAGTTTAATTGATTAAGATACAGGGCAAACTGTTCGTTGTGGCCCAGTATTTCTATTTCTTTTTCAGCAAGCATTATTGCATTCCTTGGGTCTGGGCCCCACCCATTGTGGCTGGAGGGGTGCCAATTTTCCCTATTTGGGCATTTTGAGCTTGCTGCATCGCGAACTGATATTGACCAGCATATTTTTGAAGCCTTTCAGCAAACTTTTGATCTTGCTGTAAACGTTGGGCAATATCTTCCTGAGATGCGTATTGTTGAATAATTTGCATAGCTGCTTGAGAGCCATTAGGACGTGCCGGTACTTCAATACCTGCATAAATTTTCGATAAGTCATCAGTAATATTTTTTAAAAGTTTTTCTTGAGATTGTTGTGCTGGCTCCATGACCGAATCGGACAATACTGGATCAATGCTATTGGCAATTACACCAAGAAGTTTATCCATATTAATTCTACCGTTTCGATCAAGTGAAACTAAAGAAACTAGTCTTTCTAGCTTTTTTTCTTGAGCTTCTGCATCTGAATTCATTACGTCGTAGCTAATTGTTACGTCGTAATTTTCGTCGGGGTCTCCTTTTTCAAAAGATTGAGGATCTGGAATTCCAGTAGCTTGAAAAAATATTTTGTCTGGCCCAAATCTTTGAAAGCAACGGTAACACAACGCCATTACTTCTCCTGCATGTTGCAAGAATTTGTTTACTAAAAATTGCCTTCTGACTTGAGAAGAACCGGACGTTTCGTCTAGCCCAACCAACCGGTCAGCTTGTGCCATCATGGTGTTTTCCATTTCTAGCGACCCACTGTCAAACCTTGGCACTGGACCAAACTCAATGTCTCCTGGTCGCCGTCTAGCCACCTTACGTCCTGGTCCCCAGTCCGTAGGTGCTTGCCCTACTGGATGAATTAACGGCGGAAGTGTGGCTAGAGAGTTGCGATCAATTCTGGAGTCTCTTTCAATTTTTACTTGATTTTGAATCCCCCTAAGCAAATCAGGGATTGTTAAAGTGTCGTACAGCCTTTTACTGTCTTCAGACAGTTTAGATACTATAACTGGATAATTTTCGTAGCCATTTAAAAGTTCAAATTTTGCATATCCAGGAGCCGTTTCGTCTCCACTAAACTCTCTATGGAATACGGTGCAATAAATCCCTTCTGATCCATCATCTGGGTCAATAAGGCGTTGATAGCCGTAAACAATTTCTACTAGCTCTTCGGCTTCGTAGTTCATGTCTGTTAAAGAAATTGTTCGACGACCCTCTTGTTCCCTTTCTATGGAATCAATGTTTACTCCACTATATTTTTCTATTACATAGTCAACAAAGTCTTCGTCCCAGTCGTCGGTTTTAACCTTTAGCCTAAGGTCTTGAGCTGATAAATAAGTGCGGTAAAAACCGTAAGGAGCGCGTTGAGGATCTGTCACATATGCTGGGAAAACCCAGTCGCCGTCTGGTGCCAATGTTTTGACGTCTGGAGCGTCAACTTGCCTTCTAACAATAGGAAGTTCCGCAAATCCAGTATCTCGTAAGCCCTTCATTGCCTTTCGAGCCCTTTTTTCGCTTACTTCTGGAAATACTTGTTGCAATAAGGCTATAGCTGCTCCATCGGAACCGTTAGCAATTTGTTGTCCTAGTTGTGGGTTAAGGCGTGCTATTTCATCAAGACCAAGACGTTGCAAGAAGCTGCGGTCTTCTCTCCTCCAGCCAACATAGGTTATAAGTATTCCTCGTTCTAACAGATAGTTGGCGCCTAGCTCCATTTCCTTCATGAAACGAGGGATGTACCCGCTACTAACCATCCATTTTAAAAAATTAGAAACAATCTTTGACCTTCCAATGTCATTAACTTCGGTAGGAAACGCGACTATGTTTGCGGCCTGCAACGCACTCATAAACATGCTAACCAATCGTGTGATTCGCTCGTCGATAACATGGCTCTCCATATCCGAGGCTCCCTCCCAGGGGAAGGCGTCTGCCCCATGCTTTCTTAAATCCCTAGATTTTCCTGGCCACCAATTTCGTCTATCGTCGTATGCGTTGCGGCATAATTGGAAATAGGACTCTAGCTCTAGCGTAGATTGATCATAGGCTTTTGCTAGAGCCCTAATGTCGGGCTCTTTCCCCACGTATGTTAATGAATCATTTTGCATCTATTTTTTTTCTTTGATTGATTTGCTGTATGAGGTCATACACATACTCCTTGTTTACCCCTATTCTATCACACAAATCAAGAGGAGCCATAGGGAGCATTTCTTCTCCCCTTACTATTCTAATAAATATTTCCCAAGCAACAAACCTATCTATTTGTTCTTGAATCCAAGCTTTGTCCTTGGTTATATCTACTTGCGGGGACGTATCTAAAACTTGATCCATTGACATCTACTATTTCCTCTATTGTTACTTTTTTACCCCTCATTTTATTGTAAAGTTTTCTTGGGACCGCAGTGGCAACTTTTCTGGGGGGATTAGGTATTATTACATACATATAATTAGGGTTGCGACAATGACTCTGAACAACTCCTCTATGATGCTTTGGGACAGCCTCAGGGACATCCATAGAATCAACCAGTATTGACTGCCCCTCTTCGTCGATCCAAGTGTTTTTACCCTTTCCCTTAGCCATGTCGCTACAAAGCTTTTCTTCCTTTAGTTTCATTGCTTCTTCAAATGAAATGTTTAATTTTTTAGCAATTTCAGTTAATCTAATCTTCATCTAATATCCTCCTGTTTTCATCTTAATTGTTTCTAATCTTTTGTTTGTTACGTGATCTGGTCCTTCTCCCCTGTTCGTCATTCGCAAATAACGAATTAAATCAAAAAAATCCTTTAAAGCCTCGTCGCTTCTTCCCATAGCGCCATAGTGGACCAAGGAATCAATTAGGTTGCCGCAACTAGCGTGAATAAAACATCTAGGTCTATTTGCTTTATCAATTTCGGCATTTGGATTGTAGCTAAACCATTCGTCTAAAGCCGTAATTCCAATTTCTTCGCTTCGGCCATCACTTGGATAAAAAATCATTCCTTCTTCGTCAAACGAAGTAAACAAATCGTCGTTGTTTTCGTTTTCCCTAGCAAAATAACGACAATCTCCTATTCTTTCAAAAACCTCGATCCCCATTTCTTCTTCGATTTCTTTGAACAAATCAACATATCCTTTTACGTCGTAGCCTTCTTTCTTAGAAGCTGGGCCAACCCTCCATTTAGGGTCACCAAACACCGCCCACTCGCCGTAGGTGTCTCTATCTGGCCACTCCCGTCCAATGTAAACGTTTCCTGTTTTATCAACACTAGCCCATATTGCCGTATAATTTCTAGCACCAGCAGGGTCAACTACTTGGTAGTGGGTGAAATTTTTGTTGTTGCTAATGTCTGGGAACTTCATCCCATATTTGTTTGTTTTGTCAGATAGTACGTTTACTTCAGGACTAAAAAGGGGCAACAGGGTTGTCATAGACCTAACGGGCATACCGTAGGCCCGAACTAATATTTCTTCTTCTGGACGATTTGATAAATCTTTTGCTAATCTAGGATATCCCCCAAAGGGGTTTTCGATTGAATGTAAATACGTTACCGCAGCATCCCTGTTTGGACTGTACTGCTTAACTGGTAGCTCTCTGCCGCCCAATAGCTCCGCGGGCTTTGTTTCAAGAATTTGAGCCCCCTTTAAATAATCAGAAACAAACGGGGTGTACCCATCAATTGGCGTAAAGCCAATAATCATTTTACTGTCTCTAGTAGCTAGCCTAAAGCGTAGGGTGTCTACCAATGTAGAATCACCCAAATACTCATCTAGCCAAACACCTATGTTGAGACCCTTGGGCTCCTTAAATCCAAATTGAAAACCCTCTATAATTGTTTGGTTATTTGAAAATTGAGTGTAAGTCTTAAAGTCAACCCTAGTCCTAGTATCTGGGTAAATAAAACTACTACCAGTAAAACCGTTCTTCATTGAAAAATTAATGTACCCCTCAATGCCCTTGGTCTTCTTCCTAAACTCCTTGGGCATCATTTCCCAAACCGCAGCCTGTTGAATCTTTACACTAGTATCAGCGTTTTGACTAAAACATACGATGTGCCCATCCATACTTTCAGTCGCTGCTTCCATAACCATTTTAGCACAACCGGTTGTTTTTCCGCTGCGATTCCCCCCAAGGGTTAAACATTCCCCATAGTTCGCTAGCCCCCAGCGCATTCTTTCCCAGCCTTCTAACTCAAAGCCAAAACGCAATGGATCACGATTAGCACTAGCTATTCGCCCCTCGTGGGCTTCGTGCAGGGCCTTCAAAGAAGCAGAATCAGTCTGACCAAGAAAAACTATTTCTTCATCAGTTGGGCTTCGCAACACTGGGTGTTTTGTAAACTTTAAATTCATTAACCCCCTAGATTTTCTTCAATGGCAGCGCAAAAAGCATTAAACAGCTGCTCTGGAGACGAGCCAACGATTATTAGATTTCCATTATCAATGGCAACAACCCAAGACTCTTCAAGATGCAACTTTGACAGTTCTTCAAGAGTTGGGCCTAGGCCTTCATGTATTTTTTCATTTGGTTCTTCGTCTTCGTCTTCGTCTTCGTCAGCAAATCTATACATCTGTTATTCCCTCCACTTTGGCTTTTTTCATTTGTTTTAACTTTTCGGCAGCGTCCATTGCGGCCTTTTCGTAATCCTCTTGGGTGTAAACCACCCTTTCTTCGTTTATGTTACTGGCCTCACCCCGAGCAGTTAATGCCTCTCTACTTGCATTTGCTTTGGCTATGCTTAACTCTTTTAAATCTTTAAACCCAACTTGCAGATCACCGCTTTCTAGCTTGGCGGAAACCTTGTCTATTAATTGATTTTCTAAATCAGCAAACCTTAAATAAACTCTAGCGGCCAACTTTCCGCCTAATTCACGCCAATTTCCAACAAAGTCGGCATACTCTACAATTATTGTGCCCACACTGTAAGGGTCTGCCTTGAGCTTTTTGCAGATCTTTGTTTGACTCCAGCCTTGGCTCCACAAAAACAAAATCTCAGTAACCCGATCAGGGTTCGATATAGTCATGTCGCTCCTGGCAAAAAATTCACTCATTTCTTTTGAGTGCTTTTTCTCAATGACCCGAGCACTTATATCTGAGTACAAATCTAACTCTAAGTCTTTATCTTCTGACATATTCAAATCTTTATTCACTTTGTGTCGTTAATATGTTTTTTTGAGCCAATAACAGTACGCATTTGGCTCAAAAAAAAGTATGCGCCGTAAAATTCATTTTAACTTAATCCGTTGTGATGAAGTCTGCAACTGTGTCTGGTTGATACCCCATCGATAGGGCCAATTGCTTAAAGATAATGGCTAACTCATCCATTGGAACATCCCCGTGGTCTAGCTCAATGCTTGTGGTTTGCCCGTAGTGTTGAATCTGTATTTTAAATGTGTTCTTCATGATATCATCTAGAGTTTCCTAATATGGCTCATTAACTCTTTAATTGTGGTTTAAGTGTCCTAATATGGGTACTATGTTATTTCTCAATTGCTGACTATATCTAAGTCCGACATGAGGAACCACATATAACCGTGCTTTTGGATCATCGGCCTACCTAGATAGCTTTTAACGTCTACGTACACGCTGTCAGGGGCCTCCGAGACACTAAACACTACCATAGGTTCAGTTTGCATCTTTTTGATCTCCTCTGGCTGATAGGGGTAGTTCACCCTAGCCTTCTCTGGCTTTCCACTAGAACCTACTCTTGTTGTTTTCAGTACGACCTTATTTCCTTTTTTGATGTTCATTAACCAAGATAAACAACAACGACCTATTGATGTCAAGACAATAATGAGACTTAGTTTCAATATCAACAAAACATTGGCCTCATGAGTAAATTATTTTTAAATTAGAGAGTTAATGAATTTTTTGCCCCAGGTTGAAAAAAAAAATGGCCCCCTCCCCCCCTTTCCTTTATGCTACTCATTGGCCGGCACCGGGCAGCCTGAGCTTGCGCAGGGACCGAAGGTATCGCATCGCGAATGCCCAGTGAGAGGACTGCAGTGGCAATCCGAGCGCAGCGAGGTAAATAGAGCCGAGCGCAGCGAGGCAACCCGAGCGCAGCGAGGTAACCAGGGGTGCCGTTAGGCACCGATGATAGGAAAATCCCTCAATGGTTGCAGCCGTCGGCTGCTCTTCTTAAAAAGGCCGAAGCCTTTGAATTACTGGCGCATACAGGCCTTTACGATCCAGTCTTCTTGGAGATTCTGGATGATCTGCAGGTGCTTGTGAGGGCTGTAGTCTAGGATACTCTGGAGGGTATCGAAGAGGTCGTTAACTCTCAACGCCGCTTCGTGATCTTCATCGAACTGTGCTTCGTGCCTTTCTTGTAGCATCTCGTTGATGATAAGCTGCCCAGCGGCCTCAACTCTAGCTGTCTCTGGGGAATTTAGTATCTGCCTGTCTATGTCTGCTAGCGCTAGATCTGCTAGCGTTGGATCTTCATATCCTAACGGAGTAATGCTTATCATGTCTTGTTGGTCGCGTACCCACCGTCTGCGTTCTTTTGTGTATGTATCGTTATTCATTGTCTTATTAGCGTTATCGTTTCTGAGCCTGACGTCGTGTCTTCTCAACTGTACTCATTGTTCACAGCGAGTCAAGGTGGAGATCGCGCAGCGATACTACCTTGACTGATGTGATAAAATTAGGGAAGGGGAGGAGAGAGAGAGAGAAAGACAGCTGTCTCTGAGCCGAGCGCAGCGAGGCGACCCGAGCGTAGCGAGGTAAATAGAGCCGAGCGCAGCGAGGCAACCCGAGCGAAGCGAGGCCGAGCGCAGCGAGGCCCGACCAACGGGAGGACTGGGCCGCCTGGGGCGGCTGTCGACGTGCCTGGGGCACGGAGGACAACGTAGGGGGAGGAGCTGGGCCGTTAGTGAGGGATGCGGAGGAACGACGTATCAATCAATGGAACATTGATAACGAGCGCAGCGAGTTCCTCACGGGCCCTGCGACGACCCATTGGTAGAAGCGCAGCCTTGTGAGCGGATGGTGGTTCCTAGCGAGGAGGAACGACGAAGTGGACCAGCCGTCCGTAAGCGAGCAAGCACTAGCTACCGACTATCGGGAGGGCTCCAGGCGCTAGACATGCTGAAATTAAAATGTTGGTCATTAAGCGGTTGTAACAAAATTGAAAAAAAAATGAAAATAAATGTAACCAAACGTGCTTCCCAAACGTTCGTGTAAGAAACGTTTCAAATAATTGTGTGACGTTTAAACGCTTTGAGTGATTATTCTTTGTCTTGTTACAAATATGGATTCCCTCGCATTATGCGGGTTTCTTGAGTCACCAGTAAAAAAAAGCAACCACACCCAATGCTTGACTGGATGTGGCTACCTTGTGTTATCCTGAGAGTACGATCGAAGCTAGGCTAACTAGCGTTAATAACGCTAGAAGTATGGTGATGATACCTTCTTCGATCAACTGCCAGATCTTTACCCCTGTAGGTTGTATTCTTGCATTTTATATGATTTCTTTGTGTATTCTGGTGAGTGTTGAATATACTCTGACGGTTCTACGTCATTTCCGAAGTATAGCCAACAAGAGTGTACGTTACCTTCTAGGTCTACGCAGTCTATGATTTCTCTTCTGTATGTGTGTGGATGTCCTTCCAGTATATCTATTGCTTCTCTGGCTGTTGGGCTGTTTACTTCGTAGATCTCAACCGCGATTTGTGATCCTTTGACGGTTTTATCCTTGAAGACTATTGGGCATCCCATGATTTCCATCTTGTATTCTTGGTTGGTGAAGCCTGACCCGATGAACTCTGAGCCGTCTTTGGAATAACCAAACGCGCTTCTTTTCTGAAGTAGATGGTGGTTACCGTGTCCGGCTTTGAGTGTGCCGTAGACTGCAACCTTGTGATTACCGTTCCATCCATATGCAGGGAATGGTTCAGCTTTCTTGTATGTGTAATGACTTGAGTAGGCGTCCCACTCGAACTCGTCATAATCATCTTCGACGCTTTTGCTTGTGTATGACTTTACCGTTCCATTCCAGAAGTAGCCCATTGGTGTTTGTTTTGCAAAGCAGTTGGACTTGGAGTACCACACGCCTTCTTTCTTGTGCCAAGTGCCGTAGCGTTTGACTGATGGCTTTTGTGAAACACCTCTGTTTACGATTGCGAATCGAGTTTCTGTCATGGACAGTATCTTTTCTACAACCTCTGGGCATTCACCCTCAAGGAGCTCTGCTACGCACTCCGTGTCCGTCTTGTCCTTTGATCCCAGTGGAACTGTACCATTGGAGAATAGTACGTCGTCCGAGTTGGGTATCGGGAACGGGTGACAGTTGTCTTTGTTGACCTTGCCTACGGTAGCGAAGCGGTAGTGTGCTAGGTATGGCCGTTTCATTGCCATTAGTTTGCGTGCTTTGTCGTAGTCCGTGGTTTTGACTAGCTCACCGTCGTCTAGGAAGACAATACCGAATCCATCTGGATTGATTTGCTCGGCGTTGTCGATGATTAGCTCTGGTATTTGCGTCTTTGCGCGTTCTTTATGTATTATTATGCACATTGTATTAGATGAATTCTGAGATTTCGGAGTTTATAACTCCGTTGATTAGATAATTTTCAAACGACTTTGCTAGGGTGAGAATCTTGTCCTTCTTTTCTAGCCCGTATACTTCGTCAAGGAGCGAAGACGCGTTTCGAAGATAGTCGTCGAATGGCCTTGACTCTTTCATTGCACGGATTGTACAGTGAAAGAGCTTGTATCTCCAGATCAATTGCTTTTTGCTTTTTACTCTGGACGGCAGTCTGAACTCTAAGAAGTTTACTCCTCTTACACGTATGACGTCATACCTGTCTTGGTAGGCAGCTTCGTCTAGTTTCTTGTTTTTGGAACAATACTCCGACTTTAGTCGATAACGCCATAGAGCGTATATGAGACCTGCGTATGGTCTTATCTCAGCTAGACCAAACGAGCGTGTGTATTCATTGCATTTGATTGAGACGTGACCTCCTGCTCTCCTTGTGTCGACTGGGGCGTCGATGTAATCTGACAGTGTTATGTCCTGTCTGATTTCCTTTGAGTTGAAGAGGTCGTAAACGTTCGACACGCCTTCGATTCCGCAAGACGAATCTGTTTCCCACTTCCAGAAGAAGGGTTGTTCTTCTACTATGTCGCCCTCGTTTGTAACTGTATGGCCAGCCTCTTCGTTATAGACTGACTCCTTTTCCACCTCGAATCCAATTGTCCATTGGGCTTCTTGTGGTTCTTTGATAGGGACTGGTGTCCTACTGTGATATGATAGAACCCTACTCTCTGCTGGTGTGGTTCTCCATGTGTCCGTGTAGTCACAGTAGAAACATTCATCGATATTCAACCACTGCTCTACGTCTTCGCAGTAACAAAAACGTTCGGTCCTGGATGTATTTATCCATTGGGCGTTTTCCTCTGACCACCACAGGTTGTCCTTTAGGTCATACTCCTCCAATTCTTCGCACCACTTGCAGTCTGATTCGATCATGTGGATTTCCCGATAATCATTATACCTCGTATCCTCCAGTTTTGCGACCCTCCACCCATAGGCACTGATTTCTCTGTGGACTGCTTGGGCGATAACGATGTCCTCATACTTTGAGCATATTGCTCTCCAATTCAGGCATCTCCATTTTTTGAGTGGATCGAACAGAGCCTCTTGCAATATAGCCTCTATTTCTTTTACTGTTGTATCTTCATCCCATACAAAGGATCCGCATCCCCACTTCTCTAGGAGGGCTTCGTCTCTATATGTCTTGATGACTTTGCCCAGTCTTGTGTGGTCCATCATCCATTTCCATTGCTGGATAGCACTGGCCAAAAGAGCTGGTTGTTTTTCCACTTTTTCCTGAGATATTTCATATATTATCTCTCGAGCTTGGCGGCTTGTCATCTCATAGTCTCTGAGTAACAAGTTGTGTATCGGGAGATTAACTCCGATTGCTGGGTGTATCTTGATTTGATCGTTGCTACCCTGGAAGAATACCAGGTTGTAGTCCAGTGGGGTTGCTACCTTTACTGGGTCGTCAATGTTTGGTGGAGTTATGTATGTCATTTATTTTTTGGTTATTGTTTCTATTGATTTTACCCAGATCAGATCAACTAAATCCGGGGCGTATTCCTGTAGCATGTCGGCGATTTGCTCACCGTTTGCCGCTATGTCTATAGATCGAATGTCTAGATCCTCATCTATCCACTCGGTCTCGAGGTCCCCAGATTGCTCTGGAGTGTAGTCTGCTTCGACCGTGATCTTGCAGTTGTTTATGTTGGTTTTTATTATCATATTATTATCCTTATATACAACTTAATCGTCATATATTTCAAAAAAATAGTAATCACAAGGGTTCCCTGGACTATCAAGACCCCGTGGCAAAATGCCCTTCTTTATGCAACGGGGCACCTCGTTGTTGTAGTTTTGGCTATTATTTGTAAAAAGTTGTAAGTGCAAATTATATCGACTGCGGTTACAACTTTTTACAAATGAATCGACACAAACTAGGCATTTTGTTTTGGGGCTAGCGAGTGGTAACGAGACTTGCTATTTTTTCGCTCATATGACTGCACTTTAGTGCTCTCAAGATAAGAATAAAAAAGTCTTGATAGTTTAGGGTCAGCGAGGAAAAAAACAAATCATCAGATTTGCTTGAAAGAAGTACAAAGACCAGTCGATCAAACATCACCTCCCCTCACTCGTTTAGGGAGTGAGGTTTGTGAAGACTCCTATTTCTTGTTGCGCTCGCGCATCTAAAACTAACGGTCTCTTGTGCTTCTTTTTTTTGGACGGGTTGTGATATTATTTTCTCGTTGGAGCCATCATCCATTTGGCTCTAGGGCTTTGCCCCGACGAGCTATCAAACAAATTGATTAGGGTGAACAGCGAGTGACGGAGGTAAAAATGATGGTCGGTCCCCGACCTCAAACATTTTTAGTCGAACATAGCGGGAGCGTGAGACGGCCTCGCTAAATACACCCTCATCAGAGGGTGCCCTCGTCGTTTACGCATTGAAGCGTAGACGAAGGCACTAGAAGCTCCCTTACGAGCTTGTGCTCGTTCCTGTCACCTTGGCATTTAATAGCAGCGCGGCACAGTCTAGCTACTCCTCGTCGTAGTCTGTTTGAGCGTAGTCGATAACGCAACTACGATGAGTGAGAAGTCGGGTTTGGTGGCGATCCACCAGCCAGCGGAGCGGCATTGCTAGTTTTTGCCAAAGCAAAGCGCGCGGCGGACATGCTGAAGTTGTTTTTTAGAAAAAAACTAGACTTTTTTGTTTTTATTTCTAGAATGGGGACATGCTGAAGCTAAAACAAGAATGGGATTGGATCATTGCAAGCGACCATGTGATACTATCAAGGCACAAGACCAGAGAAAATGCAGTAAAAAATCTTTTTAGAAAAAAGAAAATTAATGGTAAGTGTGCCGTTTATTTGAAGTCTGACTGGAAAAAGAAAGAGATTGAGCCCGTTGACCCAAACTTTATTGGAGTGGACATGAACAAGGTGATTAGCTTTGTTGATAAAAAAGAACGTGTTGAAAAGTTTAACAACGTGGAGCAATTAAATAGAGATTTATTGAGGATAGCGTCAAAATAAGTATGAAAACACGGAGAGAACGAATGAAACATATTGAAAGAGAGAGGAGGATTGCCTTAATTCATGAGGTAATTTCAATTCTTTTTATTATTGTCTTGACAGTGTTTTTAGTTGGGAGTATAATATTAAATTAATATGAATGTCCAAGAAAAATATTCCAAAGAAGGCAGGGACATCGACCCATTGGGTGACATAATTGGCAAAATATCATCTTTTGTTCCAGAATCAGGAAGTGAAAGACTTGTTGGAAGGGTTATTAAAAAGGGTTCTACTCATTATAAACACGGGTACAAGATTCCAGATTGTTCTCTTACTGTGGAGGGTCGAAGTGGAAGAAGGATGAATCTAGATTCTTATATCTGTTCTCATGTTTATTTGTTTGACTCTTATGTTGAGGCCGATAAGTTCAATAAAAATGGGTGGAAGTTATCAGAAATGCTGATAAAGTAACCGTTTTCTGCCCTTAACAATAAAACCAAATAAAACCAATGGCTACTCCCGAAGAATTAAATAGAGAATTATCGTCCAATATAGAGCTTGTTATGAGGAATTATTTTCCTTTGGCTAAAAAGCGTGGAGCTTCCTACAGTATGGGAGACCTAGACGGTTCAGCAGGAAGCTCAACCGGAGTGTATCGTGGTTCTGGCGGTGTGTATTTGGTTAAGGATAACGCAACCGGAGATTGTACTAACATTCTTAACTTAATGAGTCGCAAGTTTTCCTCTTGGGCTGAGACCCACGACGAGTGTCGAAAGCTTTGTGGGATTGTAGACGTTAAACCCATAATGGTGTCTGAGAAGCCACAGGAGCCCGCTCAAGACGATTTGGGTGCAATTAGGGGTACTGACACCTTTAAGTATCTAAACTCCGTCAGGGGCCTCTCAGAGTCTACCTTGATGAAATACGAAGTTCGCACACATAAGCGCAATAGCAGACACAATGAAAACTTTTGGGCTGCTAGATTTTATGATCCCAGTGGTGATTTGGTTATGATCAAGAGCACTGGCATAAACAAAACAGACAAGGACAAAAAGGACATTTGGTCTACTGCCGCTTACTCTACGCTCTGGAACTGGAACATTTGTGACGCAAATACAAAAAGCATTACTATTTGTGAGGGAGAGATTGACGCTATGTCTTTTTACCAGTTGGGTGCAACAGTTCCCTGCTTGTCTGTTCCTAGCGGTTGCTCTAACTTGGGTTGGATAGAGAATGACTTTGAAGCCCTCGAAAGGTTCGAGAACATTTACTTGGCATTTGACAATGACACTGCTGGAGAAAAAGCAAGCAGAGAGGTCGCCAAAAGATTGGGTATAACTCGATGCAAGAGAATTGAGATACCAGCCCAGTTTAACGACATTAACGAAATGCTTGTTGCTCAACATAATGTTGACGTTGACGAATTATTTGAGAGTGCATCGACATACGACCCCAAACAACTTCGTTCGGTAGATGACATGGAGTTCGACATCTCTATGGAGATTGATCGCCATGAGACTGAAGAAGAGAGCAATCCATTTCTTTGGCCCGAGCTTAGGTACCGTCATCGCAGAGGGGAGTTGACCGTTGTGGGGGGCTACCCAGGTCACGGTAAAAGCCAGTGGGTGTATCAAAGTACCTTAAACGAGATTATGAATAATCACAGAAAGGCTTGCATAGCTTCGTTTGAGATTCCTGCAAAGAGCATGTTGTTTAACATGATGTGGATGAACTCGGGCAGAAGGCCTACTGTGGAAACATTCAGGCATCAGATGAAGGCTTTTGTTGGCAACACTTGGTTTATTGAGGGACAAGAGGGAAGCACTACAACGTGGAACTCACTTAAAGATGACTTTCTTTACGCTCACAAGCGTTACGGTTGCGACTTTTTTGTAGTTGATGCGTTAATGCACATATCCAACAAAGATGATTACAGTGGCCAAGAAAAGATAGCAAAGCAAGCTGCTAAGTTTTGCGTCGATCATGACGTAACAATCTTAATGATTTGCCACTGTGACGCCAAAAAGGCCGGCAGTGGTCATGTTCCAGAACTAGAGGATATTTTGGGAGGACAGGGTATTGGTGCGGCTTGTCATGCAGCTGTTATGCTTTGGCGTAACAAGGAGAAGGAAAAGAAAATAGAGTCTGGAGAAGAAGTTGAAAAATGGGAGGATGCTCCAGATGGGAAATTCTATGTACCCAAACAACGAGCCAACGGTATTACTATTTATCGTGACATTTGGTTTGACAAGAGGACTAGAAGGTTTAGCGTAGAACCAATGACTTATCCCGAAGTAATGGGATTTTAACCAAAATAAAACAATGACAGACACAAAATATTATGAAAAGAAGCAGGATGGCATCCTCTTCGCAAGGGTATCAAAGGATCTTAAAGATCCCGCATCACACGGGGCGATAGAGCGTCAGTGGAATTTTAAGGGTAAATCGGGCTCAACCTGGGGTTGGGTGCAACGTGGCATAGAGGGGTTAATAGAAAGTGCGTTTGTTTCCGACTTCGGGGACGATGTTTACTTTAACATTGGTCTACAGCAACCCGATGGAGGAGTAGCGGTTTTTAAGAACAAGCTATACACTGATACCTTTCAATTGGTTCAGGCCTTTAGAAACATTGACCTAGACAAGCCATTGAGGGTGGAGGCGTTTGTGAATTCAAGGGGTGCTTACACTAACAGGGATGGCATTTCAGTTGTTCCTGCAGGAATCAAAATATTGCAAGAGGGCAAGCAGGTTTCTTGGGTTTTCAATAGGAACAAAGAGGAAAAGCGTTGGTGTGCCCCAGACGGCGTTGAGGATATGCCAGAGATTCAACGCAAGAGCAGCATGGGTCGTGTAAAGTATGACAAAAGCGAGCAGCAAGATTTCATGGAAAGGGAAATCGAGGTCTTTATTGGTCGCGTTAGCGAGATCGAGGAGGATAGAAAGGCTAGTCGCCCTCGGACCTATAACGAAATAGCAGCCACTCAAAAAATAGAGGTCGCAATTGATACTGACATTTCAGAAATAAACGGAAAGCCTTTCTAAAATGAGTCATTTCTACAAAGTTAATGAAGACGACACTGTTGAGTTAAGCAGTGTCGTCTCTACTCCCGCTAAAGCAAAGAAAGCCACAGGCAAACACGTAGCTTCGATTACGACTAAGCTAGGGGTAATGCCCTCGTTTCTTGATGAATGGAAAATCATGAAGATGCACGAAATAGTCAGCAAAAACAAAGGCATATCTCTTGGTGATGCCAAAGATGCTATGTGGGGGGAAAGGATTAGCCCTAGCGGAGAATCAATGTCTTCCTCTGAATTTGGTACGCAATGCCACAGGGCCCTTGAGAACGCATTAAGCGGAAGCGACTTTGACCCCAATTGGGCTGATTATGTTGTTCCGTTTCTGTCATACATAGACGGCAAAAACATTAAAACATTGTTCACTGAACTTGTAGTTGCTGACAGTGCTCTAAACACTGCTGGAACAATTGATTTAGTTGTAGAGCTTCCAGACGGAAAGACAGCAATTATGGATTTTAAAACAAGGGACGGGAAGGGAAAATTAAAATCCAAGTCTTATCCCAAGGATGCAGCTCAACTTTCAGCTTGTTCTGCAATTTACAGCAGAAACCACGACCTGGGGTACCAGCCAAAGATTTACAGTGCATTGATTGATTCATCAACTGCCGAGCTATATGTCAAGGAGTGGACTCATGAAGCCCAGCTCAAGGGGTTATCTAACTTTGTGGCATGTAGTAATTTCTACGACGCAATTAACGGGTTATAATAATCTATGATTGTTGTATCCGCAAAAATTAGTCTTCCAGATTCCTTGGCCTACAAGCTAACCAAATCAGACCTTAGGAGAAGAGATGTTAATTTAATTTCACTAGATTGGTCAGACACTAGAAGAATGGAAGAGCATGACATCCCTATACTTGACGACAAGAGGGGTTGTTATGTTAGGGAAACCTATGGGAACGATAATCAGTTATGAAAAAACTAAAACAGTCAGAAATAAAAGCATATCGAGAAAAAATGCTTGAAGGTCAAAACGGTAAATGTGCATTTTGCGGAGAAGACTGTGAGAAGCCTTGCCTTGACCATGCTCACATGGGGCCCTGGAAAGATAAAGTACGTGGGGTTATTTGTAATTGGTGCAACATCGCCATAGGCAAACTAGAAAACGCTAGAGTCAGAACGGGCACGAGTTGGGAGACGCTTGAAAATTCTTTTCCTGATGTCCATCATTACGTCTGGAACTATAGCGATGAAATACCTTGGTCGAAAATTGGGTACGAAGACGCCGACTGGCATCCATCTAAAAGAAAGTCAGAGGTCACTGCCTTTAGCAACTTGCACGTAGACGAACAGTGGGACGTGCTAAAGCAAATGGGTGCTGATTTTAAAATTGTTTCAAGCAAAGATTATAGGGTTAAACTTTTTAAAAAGCTTAATAACAAAACCAAGTAAAACCTAACCCCCAACCGCATATTCAACATGAGAGTTTTAGTCATTGGAGATACCCATGCCCCTGCCATGCACCCAAAATACATCTCATTTTTAAAAAAAATAGAACGAAAATACAACTGCAATCGAGTTGTTCACATTGGTGATTTGGTAGACTGGAGTGCAATTAGCTTTCACGAAAAGGACCCATCAATGCCAGGAGCAGTGGAGGAGTACAAAACAGCTCGTAAGCAAGTGAGCAAAATCCACAAAGCGTTCCCCAAGGTTGATTACATGATTGGGAACCACAGTGATCTTCCGGCCCGAAAGGCAGCTTTAGTTGGTTTACCGACCGAAGTTATGATTCCGTTTAAGGAACTATGGGGACTAGGCGGATGGAAAATACATGAGCGGTTTGCGGATTTAAGATTAGACAACGTAATTTATCGACACGGAGACAAGGGGAAGGGTGGCCAACGTTTGGCTGCACTTCCAAACGCTAAAGACGAACATTGTTCTTTGGTGCAAGGACATTACCACAGTCAACTTGGAATGGAGTTTGCGGCCAACCACAATAGGGCCATATGGGGTATGCAGGTGGGTTGCGGAGTTGCCCCAAACCATCCGTCTATGAGATATTCTAGGGTTTATTCTCAACGTCCACTTCTAGGATGCGGAGTAGTAATAAATGGAGAGCCATCTACAGAAAGAATGTTTTTATGATTAACTTACCAAAAGAGAGCTACTCAACGGATACAAGGCAAAGTAATGGGAGAAGAAATCTTAATTAGATTAGCGGGTCACTTGGGATACGACATAGGGTCTATCCGAAGTCGAGACAGATCAGAACCCCTTGCCACCTGCCGAAAGGCATTGATGTCTTACATGAGTCAGTTTCACTACATCTTTGACTTGGCCAAATTATTTAAAAGAACTAGGGGGAACATAAGCAAACATAAGAATTGCCACGAAGACAGTTATGAGTGTGATATGATCTACAAAGAGTGCCATGATATCCTTGTTGAGAACGAGCTTCCAAATAAAAATTATTGCAAAGAAGATAACGAAATAGACACAGGTGAAGTGGGGGATTTAGCGTTAAGGATACTTAGGTTTTTAATCTCTAGGAAAAAATAACTACTTGACCAAAGACAATTTACCATCATGATGGCTTGTGGGTAAGCGAAACAGTAATGTTAGCGGGGGCTGGTGTAGGTCCCATTTAAACCCCTTATGCATGTTCATACTCAGTCGAAGGGGGCTCCCCATCAGGAGCCCCCTTTTTTGTGTCTAACTACCTCCTCACAGCCCCTCTAGGGGTCCTTGGGGGTCATACCCATACTAAGGTATTAGTCCGAGCACAAAAGCCCCTTCAGCGGGCTTAGAGATCAATAAGAGCCGCCACTGGCACGTCTTTCGCGAATAGTCTGGTCAACTTGATTAAGCCCTAAAGCGATGGCGTAAGCCTTTCTTACATCTTTTGTTATTACGTCTTGTCCTAGTTCCAAACCTCTATTACTGTTTGGATCAATGCCTTCTTCTACTAAGTAATTAACTCGTTGTTCAACGGACATTTCTTTTAAAATACTTATTTCGGCAGGTTCTCTGAGTGCTCCGGCAACCATTTCCTCAATTGTTCCTCTAATTCTAGTTTTAAAGTCTTTAGCCTCTCCTAGCATTTCTGGAACAGAGTCCGCCTTGGCTATGCTAGTAGCCCCTTGAGCAAATACTTCTGCGAATTCTCCACCGGTAAGCCTAGATGACTCAAAGTCAGTCAAGTAAAGGTTCATGTCCTTTTTGTTATACAGGGGTAATTCAAAGTTGCCGCTTCTTATGCCCTCAACAATTTTTAATTTAAATGGATTACTGGCTGAAGACATTTTGAGAGCCTCAACTAAGTATCGGTCATCAACACCCAATTCTGGATTATCAAATATTTTAGCCGTAACAGTGTCCTTAATTAAAACAGACATTCTGTCTATAATTAAATCAAATTTTTTGTTGTTGGACTTCAAATATGAATCTATAAATTCATCCCTAGTTGCATTCGCATTAGGTGATAGGTCTGGCTCATTACCAATTCTTTCTTGATACAGAGATTTCATTTCCTGAAGCAACTCTTTGTAATCCGTGTACTGCTCACGAACTTCTCTAGCGAAACTTTCATCAAGTCTAACCTTTGTTATTCTATACCCCAATAATCTTTGTTTAAGCTCTGCTTGGGTTAACCGAGTTCCTGAAGGGCTTATTTCTTGAGCAAGCCTAACTGTTTCAAGTTGGAATTCTTTGGGGTTTGCTAAGATATAATTAGCAATATCCTTAAAGGTCCCTGGCATCATTTCTCTTCTTCCAACGGAAATTAAATCTTCGGCGTAGCGGCGAAACATTCCTTCTGCATCTGGACCCAACTGGTCTGGGTCTCCTGAATGTATTGAGGAGATCATGTTAAACATAGGATTTCCTTCTCCCAAAAACATATTTTTAATTCTTTCGGGAACGTCTTGGCCGAACCTAGCTGGGTCTCTTATTAAGTCTTTAAACAATCCAGCAAGTCCAACAGCTGGAAAAAGGTATTCAGACTGAACGGCATTGACAGTCATGGGGTCTTCCTTTGTTCTCTTCTTGAAAATATTTTCTTTGTTCTTCATCCAAAAAGGAACATAAGAACGACTCAAAGCTTCTTGCTCCTCTCTGTCATATCCTTCCCTTTCATTTTTTCTGCGAACCGCAGAAATTGCACCATATGAAACTGCCAACAATGCTGATAGAATATGGAAGCCATGCATCCTTGATTGTGTTGCGTTAAACCTTCCTCCCTTGATTCTGTATTTTTTTCTTAGCCATTTTTCATCGGCCTTAAGCATCTTAGCACCACCTATGGCTTGGTTGGTTGATGATCTAACAAGGTCTGCATTAAAAGCTACAAATTGATCCAAAGCACCAAGCCTTGAACCCGTACCTATGTTTTTGTTTAATCTTCCATAAGCTTGAGCACCCGCTAGGGTCATTTCTGCTGCAACTCTTTTTAGTTCACCGAGGTCGCCCTCTATGCCTGGAAACATTTTAGTAAGAACTTTTTGGTTATGAACAAATATGGTTAATCTAGCGGCATTATCAACAATGTTGTACGCCTTAGCTGCTGGAGTAAGAATGCCCTTTAGTACCTTTTCCATCAAGTTCTGTGGGTTGCTTCTCATCATGTCAGCCATTGAGACGTTTTCAGAAAAAATCCCTAAAGAGACTAGCTCTTTGTACTCTTCTACGGCTTGAACTCTTTGTGCCGTTGTCATCTTTGAAGATGCACGTTGGTCAAGCCATTCGTATTCGTTTAGCCCAATCCTTACACCGTTAAACCATGATTTAGCATTGCTAAAGGTAGGCAAAACTCCGTTTGTCGTCATTGTCCAAATGGACCCAACAAGATTAACAGGCCAAGTAGCAGCGTTCAGTAAGGTTTTCATACCCTTCCAAATGGTAGTGCCACTCGTGAGTACGTCTATAGCAACTTGCAATTCCTGGCTGCTTGAAACAATTTCATTGTTTTCATTGAGGAGCTTTGCAAGCTGTCCATTAACCCAACTATCAACGTATATACCCCTGTCTAAAAGATTTGTTCTTTGAAGTAATTTCTGATAGTTAGGAGCACCCGCCGGTACTTCCGTTTGGTTAATAAATACTTTACCAAAAGGAGAGTTAGGATCTCCAGCAGCTTGTATAAAGATTTCGTTTAAATCCCTGTCTAGCATCAAGCCAGCCTCAAGTCTTGCTATGTTTTGCTGGGATATATTTGCTGCCTCTAGACCAATTCCCTTTTTGTCCCAATACGTCGATTCCGCTGGACCCATCTTTCTTTGAGCCATTAAAATGTTGGCGGTTATTGCTTCTGAGTCATCAAGTGCTTTAACCATTTCAAGCTTACCACGCTGTGCTGCCCTGCCGGCAAAAGACTGTGCCTCTTTTTCTGCATGTTCTGCCAGAGCGAGCTGGTAGGCTTTTTTATAAATTTGTTCTATTTCAGCTTGAGTCAATTCAAGAGAAACTTGAGAAATATTTTCTTGGGCTTTTTTATATTTTTCAAAATCTAGGTCGTATGCTGCCTGATCAACTCGGTCTCCCGTTCGCTCTGCTATTTCTTTTTTCTTTGCAACATCTGCTAGCAACACATTTAACTCTCTGTTGCGTTGCTCTAGTATTGATTTTTTTGCTCCTGCCCAATCTGTTTGAAGTCCACGAGATTCTTGAGTTAGTAATTTTTTTTCAACACCTGCTGGCCTTCCGGCACCTCCCATTATTAAGTCTTGTTCTCGTTTAATTAGTTGTAGAGCTATAGCAGCAAACCTTTCGTTTACAGAAAGAGTCCTAACCTTAGAGGGTCGCTTCCAGTTTTTGTCAATGAAGACGCCATATATGTTTGTTGCATAGTTTTGCTCAACAATACTTTTTTGTATTGTGTCGAGAAGCTCTTTGCGGCTAGCGTAATCGCCCCTTACGGGGTCTCCATCTGGACCAATAATGTTGGCTATGTTAGCCTGTGATTGGTTTCTTATATTTCTATACCCAATCAAGTCATTAGTTATTCCCTTTATTGACTCAGGAGGGTTGTTTTCTTTTGCAGAGTATCCGTTAATCCACTTATTTACGTCACTTTCAATTTGGCTTCCGCTAAACTTAGATTGGTTAAACTTAGAGTTTCCCCACTCAACGTAAGCGGCTATAGCATTTAGGTGCTTTGTACCCGCTGCACTAACTGCTTTTTGGTAATTTATAGCCCTTTCAACCGCCCTAGCAGTTTCGTTATTGAGAGCAAAGGAAGGAGCGATTAATCTGTTAGTGAAGTCAACGGTCTTCTTCCAAGCAGTTCTTTCGTCTTGAACTGTTTCAGATCTATTAGCTGCTTTAAGTGTATCAGATGCATCTTCTTTTATTTGTTGGTTGGCCCCATCTTCCATCATGTTGCCGTAAGCTCTTTTAACTTCTTTTATTTTGCCCAAATAAGCTGCCTCAAATTCTGATTGCTGTTTAGGGGTTCTGAACTTTATAATTTGAGAGTCACCAAAGGTTTGTGCAATGTACTTGCGTCCCTCCAGCTCGTTGAGCTGATCAACCTCTACATAGATTCCATCGTGTCCAGCATCCTTGATCTTTCCAACAATAGCTCCCCAATACTCCTCATACCCCCTTAAATTACCACCCTCGGCCTTGATTTCTTCAAGAATCTTATCTAGGTCCTTGCCACTCTTTATTACAAATGGGTTATATAGAGATACAGTGTGTTTGGTTACTTCACCAAAATTTGACGCATGGCTTTCGTTTAAGGCATAGTATTCAGCCTCCCCTGCCACTGGAGATTTGCTTGTGCTATTCTCAGAGTAGATTTCTTCCCTGGTCTTACCCCTGCCTTGATATACGTCAGCAGAAAACGGTTCACCTTTCTTGATGTCTATCTTCCAGTCATGAGTCTCTGGAATTTCTGTAGAGTACGTCTCTCCCTTCCTTGGACCAGCAACTATGGTGCCCTTTTTGGTGTAGGCATCCTTGTGCCCAGTGGCTTTGAGCTTAGGTGGCTTGATTAAGGGCTTTTCAAAAAGATCACCTGTCTTAAAATATCCTGAAGATATGGGGTCCGAAAATACATCGGGGGCACTGTCGGTTTTTGTGGCCTTAGGTGGAGCTTTAGATAATAAACTCCAATCTATTCCCATCAATCTAGCAGCTTCTTCATTTGCCTGACGCTCCAAAGCAATGGTCTTTGGGGCCATTAAGTCTTTGGGGTAAGCAATATCTTTTTGAAGAGTTTTGTGACCAATTTCATGAGCAAAAATAAATTTTGCATATGCCTCAGGTGAACCTAGCTCAATTTTAAATTTATCAAGGTCAATATCTTCAAAGACTTTAGCCTTTTGTTTAGACACTGGAAGATCATTTGCTTCTCCTCTTAGATAGGCTAAGTCATTGTCCCAATCTTCTTTAATCCTTTCCCAGTTAAATTTAATTTGACCACTCTGTTTATTTATTGCAGCCAAAGAATTAAGGCTTGTGTCCTTGATTGGGTTAGGACCCAACCCCTTGTCCTCCCCACCCATAACCCAACGATCAAACCTTTCGCTATTCCTTAGGTCTTGGGGAGTATTAATATCTTTCCTAGAAATAGGAGCAGCAGACTTTATTGACTGAAGTGCAGATGTTTGCTTGCCTACACTTTCCTTTAACTTAGATATAGCCGCATCATCAATTAAAGAATTTACGCTTTTAGCTAAGTCGTCAGCCGTTTCAGGACTTTCGTAGGCTAATCGGTTTATTTGTTGTTCGGTTGTTTCTCCAACTGGTGCCTTCTTAGATCTTTTCGCTATTGCACCCATAAGTTTGTTGGCTGCTACATCAAGTCCTGCTCCAAATCCCGCCCCAATGGCCACGCCCTTTAGAGTTTCTAAAGGAGTAGCAAACCTCTTTACTTTATCTTTATCTCCACCAAGGCGCATATCCGCTTGAACAGATACTGCACCAATCCCACCACCTCTAAGAGCAGCATCTGCAACTCGACTTGAAACTCTTCCTCCAGTAAGTTTCTTGGTTAGCGGTGCGTCAGAAGCTTTAGACAATGCAGTTAGTGCTTTAAGAGATGGCGTAACTCCCTTGGCAAATTCCTTACTTGCCATCTTTCTCATCGCTGCAGGAGCAACTGCCTGAGTGGTCTTAAGTCCTCCTTTTATTGCCGCTCCAGACGGAAACAAATTAACTATACCGGCGGCAAACGCCCGACCAAGGTTTATGTCTTGTCCTTCTATCTTTTGAGCCGCCAAAGAGCCCAAGAACCCACCAGCAAGTGATCCAATTGTGTATCCAGCAAGTATGCCAGGGAGACCTCCAAAGGCTCCAATTGCTGTTCCCAGGGCTTGCCCAGATAGACCCGTGGCTATTTCTGTTCCAAGGCCACCACCAAACTTAGCAACTTTAATTGCGTTTTCGGTTGTTATTAGGTCTGGGCTGCTTTGTTCAAGGGGGCTTACACCGCTCCCTGGCCTAACTGTTCCTGGCACAGTAGCCCCACCTGTTACAAGGCTAGACAAATCCCTAAAGCCATCGCCTTCAGCGTCACCTGGGGCATCTGGTGGCCCCTCAGGGGCCATCTCTACCTTGTCGGGTGACTGAACGGGATAATCAACGTCAGTAGCACCATACCTTTCTCCTATTTTTAGGAGATTAGCTTTAACTTCTGGACTGTCATCGAAAGAATCAACACCTGTAATATTAACTCTTTTATCTCCTTCGGGAGTTTGAAAAATTACTTCTACTGCCATTGATCATTTTTTTAAAGCTATTTGTACGGTACGCTTGGAATTTCATCTAAACCAAGTTGTTTTCTTAACTGTGGTTCTATAAGCCTAACTATCATCGCATCAATGGCATCAGCTCCGCCTCCGCTTTTAGAAGTTAATGTTGTTGTAAGCTCCCTTAGTATTTCGTTCTTTTTTGCCTCGCTAAACAAAGGATTTCCTTGTGCGTCTTTCCGGTTCACTAGATTATCAACGGCTTTAAGTACCGTACTGCGATTATCTGTAGGAATTAGTTGGCCATTTATTACTAAGGCCGTTTTTTCATTGCCCTGATCGTCCTTATATTTTGTACTATACTTCCTGGCTTCAGGATATGTTGCGTAAAACTCTTTTGCAAATTCACCAGCCTTATTTCCGCCTTGCCTTTTATACTCATCAAGAGCAGCATTAATGGAAGGTGTCACACGATTTCCTTGTGCGTCTGTTGTGTTCATGGCCTGAATCGAAGCACTAGTAGCTATCCTGTGTTTCTTTCCAGTATTAAACTCTTCCCTATCGCGTCTCTTCTCAGCTCTTGCTCCCAATAGACTCCTTTTTGCATTCATTCTGGATGCGGCAGCTTGTTTCTTTGCTATTGCATTTCGGGCTTTTGCTATTTCGTTAGCCCTATTCAAAGCCGTAATCGTAGCTTCTTCTGCTGCTATTCTTTTTCTTTCTGAGGCGTCATATTGGGCCAAGTCTCTCAATATTGCTCCTTGCTTAAGAATGGTTTCAGAGTCTGAATTACCGTAAATATCCTTAACGTCCTGTTCGCTCATTGTGCGGCCAGACTGCTTCGCGTGGTCACGAATAATGGCCATAGCAGATTCTTTCTTTAGCTTTTCCTCTTGTCTCTTTTGGTGAGATTTTATTCCTTGGCTAATGACCCCACCCAAATCAGCAAGAGTTTGCTGCTTAATTGCAGCTGCTCTTTCAATGCCCGAGTAATCGACCTTAAGGGCCTGTGGATTTATCTGTGATGATCCTTTGAACATAATCTATTTTACCAGTTTAATTTTGTGTTAGCCCTTTGGTCTTAACAAATAATCAGCAAGAGATCCGGCTATCTTGCTCCCAAAGGATGCCTGACCCGATTTCCTGGCGGCATCAGCAACCATTTGGGCGTTTTCTAATCCTATGGCATTGGCAATGTCTGCACCTGCAATGTTTACGCCTTGAGCTGGGTCAATTCCAACCTGCTGTCCGGTTCCCAAAATGTCTTGCAAGCCTCTGCTTTGCATAGAGGAAGCCGTACCGTATCCCCCGTATGCCCCTTGTGAGGTTCTGTTGGCAAGATCAAGGTCTTTTAGATAATTTCTGTGAGACTCTGCTTGGGTTCGATTCATGATGTTTGCCAACAATGCGTTGTCATCTCTTCTTCCCCTTCCCGCACTTATAGCAGATGCGTTTTCTCGCATTTGCATTTTTTCAAAATCAGTCAGCATTCCAGCACCACTTCGAAGTTGGTCTGCCGTTTGTGATTGAGATTGAGCTTGACCCAAAACGCCTTGTAGCATGGCGTCGTTTCGATCACCCATTCCGGTACCCGTTTGACCCGTTAAAGCACGATAGTCGGCACCCATCTGGCCGGTTTGCCTTGGGTTAATAACGGACTCCATGTCCATTACTCCGCTAAGGTAATCTTGCATTCCTCCTGGCATTTGCTGCTGTCCTGTAGCAGTTGGGAGGATTTCTCCCCTTCGAAAATCAGATGTATACGCACCTGGCTGAAACGCAAGTAGATCTGGCATCAAGTCCTTAAAACTACTGGTATCAAACGTCCCAGTTGCACCTGCTTCTCCCTGAATTCCTTGAGCACCCGTAGCTCCCGTAGCTCCGGTTTGACCCATTAGTCCTTGGATTCCTTGAGCACCAGTTGCACCAGTAGCTCCTGTAGCACCAGTAGCTCCTGTAGCACCAGTAGCTCCTGTAGCACCAGTAGCTCCTGTAGCACCGGTTTGACCCATTAGTCCTTGAATCCCTTGAATTCCCTGAGCACCCGTTGCACCTATTGCTCCAGTTGCACCCGTTGCTCCAGTTGCACCAGTTTCTCCCGTAAAGCCCTGAATGCCCTGAATACCTTGAACTCCTTGGGCTCCAGTTTGGCCCATAAGCCCTTGGATGCCCTGCAGCCCCTGAAGCCCTCGGTCCCCCGTAAGTCCCTGAAGCCCTCGGTCTCCCGTAAGGCCTTGAAGTCCAGTCTCTCCCCTAAGTCCAGTCTCTCCCGTCCTTCCTTCTTGTCCGCGTAAACCTTGTTCTCCTCGTAAACCCTGTTGGCCCGCTTCACCACGCTCTCCAGCCTGACCACGCTCTCCAGCCTGACCACGCTCTCCAGCCTGACCTGCTTCGCCACGTAAACCCTGTTCGCCACGTTGTCCTTCTCTCCCCTCTAGTCCTCGCAAACCTTGCTCTCCTCGTAAGCCTTGTTGGCCCTCCAAGCCACGAAGTCCAGCTTCTCCACGTTCTCCGGCTTCTCCTCGGAGTCCTTGGAGTCCTTGTTCTCCTTGGAGCCCTAGTTCTTCGAATAAATCTTGTAAATCTTGTTCTGTCATTTGATCTGAAACTCCACCTGTGTTGTTAAATATTGATCCTCCTAAAATAGATAATAGTTGTCTAGGAGCGTTGCCGTACTGCTGGTTGGGTATGTCTAAAGGAGCGTTTCCACCTGTTCCAGGTATAACTCCAGGTCTACCTGGCGCTGATCCTGAACCACCTCCAGAAGTTGAACCACCTCCAGAAGTTGAACCACCTCCAGAAGTTGAACCACCTCCAGAAACGTTTCCTACATCCGTATTAGATCCTCCATAGGGGCCAGATCCCTCTTCGGTAATATGTCCAGTTTCATAAATAGAATAATCTGTAGAATCAGAAGAGTCAAAAGAATCTCCAG